CTTTGGGGTCAGCGTCGCTGTGGCTAGTGCGGCTCTTGGGCTTAGCAATGGCGCGCCAAGCGCCTTTTTGCGTCGTCGCTATGCGCGACAATGTATATAGGCTCAACAGCCGATAACGGTTCTCAACCGCTGACAAAATACGTTTTGTCAAACGAATCCCATCCCGGGACGTGTTAGCAGATCGTAGCAGGCTGGGGCTTCGCCCCACTCGCCCCCGCAAGCGGGTCCCCCCGACCCCCAGTTGCCGTCTTGAGGAAAGAAGTCCGGTTACGCCTTGAAGGCGGAGCTTGCTGGCGACTCCGCAGACCGTGGTTGCAGTGCTTGACCCCGGATCAACGTAACCCCCGTATCGCGCTGGACGGCCGGCGAGGGGGGCGCCTCCCCGCGAGCGGGGACCCCTCCCCCCTCTTGGGCCGTCCTGACGGTGGGCACCCCGTACGACACAGTTGGCCCGTCACACATCACGAAGCGCGACGACGAACCGAAGGTGAGGCGACCGGCACACTCGTTGAACGGTTGCCAGGCGTAGCCCATCGCGATCAGGTCAGCGTCGGAGACGACGACCAGACCGACCCCGTTCGTCGCGACAAGGAACGACCACACCTCGCGGCCCTTCATGCGCAGGTGCCCGACAACGTGGAGCGTTCGAAGCCCGTACGGATCGCTGCCGGACGCCTGGCGCTCAACACCAGCTGGAGACGGCTGCTGCGGGGCGCTGGCAGGCGCTGCGACCGGCCTTGGCTGCTCCACCCCCGCCCGGTAGGTTTTGACCGCGTACGCGGGCTCCTGGTCGACCTGTGACGGCTTGGTGATCTTCTTAGCGCCGACGCCGATCGGGTTCACGCGCGTTTTTGTGAAGACGAGCATGCCGATCACGAGAAGAGCGCAGATCGCCGCCCCGATGAACGACCAGTGGCGCCAGAGCGGCACCACGTCGTCAGCGTTCAACTCTTCGACCGAGCCGCCCTGCGTATGGCTGCGCCACAGCGGGAAATACTTCGCCTCGTAGGTGCGAATAGACGTGTTCACGACCTCGCCGCGCACGCCGTCCTGCACCTTGCGCACGTAGCTGTTCGCCGAGCCAAAGGCAATGTTCTTGCGGACTCGGTAGACCAGCTGCACCGCATCAACCACGGCGCGCGAGAGCTTGCCGTAGCTCTGCGACATCAGCAGCACGTCGCAGTTGAAGTGACGGTGCAGCGCGAACCACTCTTCGATTTCCGGGCTCGTGCCCTTGGCCGGCATGAAGTACTGACACTCATCGAGCACGAAAAGCGGCCCGAAGCCCTTGGTGGGGTGTTTCCACGTGTCGTAGAAGTCCCAGACAGACGCGAATGCGCGCTGTGTAGGCGCTGGCTGAACCGGATATCCCTCGATCACGAAGGCACCAGCCTCGCGCGTCGGTTGCCAGGTGCCAAGCGCCGGCAACGGGCTATTGCGCAGATCGATCAGCTCGCGATACGCCGGGTCGAGCGCCGCGAAACGCTCCACCACCAACGGCATGTTGGTGATGACCTTGCGACCCCGGGCGAGCGCCGCAAGGATGTGGAACACAGTGGCCTCGTAACCCTTGCCGCCGCCTGGCGCGCCGATGAGCAGGTTGATCACGAGCCGAACCTCACGAAAGGAATAGCCTGCAACAGGAGGCGGATGCCGATGGCCGTGGCGATGATCCCGAAGCACGTCCCGAGACCGATAGCGGCCAACACCTCAAGCACGCCGGCCGGCAGCTGCGACCAGGTGCCGACCCACTGCAACAAGGCGGAGAAATCGAAGAGGTTCAAGACGGCGATGACCAGGTCAAGCACCTGGCCGAAGGCCCAAACAATCGCATCCTTGAGGATGTCGAGCAACGACGCCAGCGCAGAAGCGAGAAGATCAGCCAGCCACGCAGCGAACTGCGAAATCTTGTCGTTGATGTAGTTGAGCGCATCGAGAATCTTGGACAGCATGTCAACCTCCGAAAATCAAGCGACGCGCCAACAGCAAGGACGAGATGACCATGACCAGGCGAATGAACGTCCACACGTAACAGGGGATAGAGGCACTACCACCCACCGTGATGCCAAGCACCTGGCCTGTGGGAATCGACCACGACGGGCAACCGCCATCACCCAGGTTTGAAGGCGCCAACGAACTGACAAAAGAGAAAACGGGCGTGGACTTGAGCGCAGCGCTTTTCTCGTTCCAGACCTCCGCGAAACCGCCCGACGACACAGGCTCATACAACGTCGGCTTCGCAGGCAACGGCGTATTGGTGGCGATGCCCCCGCCTTCGTCCTCGCCTTCTTCATCGGTCGAGTCATCGTTCGGAATGTCACCCTCATTGGCCGTTGAGCTTGTGGCGGCGCCACTCGGCTGCGTGACAGTCGTCGTCGTCGTCTTGCCGGTCGAGCCATCGGCGTTCTGGTAGGTCGTGGTCTTCGTGGTGGTAGTGCTGCCATCCGGATTCGTCGTGGTGGTCGACGTGGTCGCGCTTGACGACTTCGACGGGTCGGCCGAAGCCGTGGGAGATGACGCGCCAGGTTCCGGCGCGCTGGCGGCACATGTCGGCTTTCCGTTGACCGTGCCAAGGACCTGGCCTGCGGCGCATGCGGGAGAGGGAACGGTCGCCAACGACGTGACAGACGGACCGTCTACACCAGCGGTACAGGCCGTCGTGCTGGACCCATAGAACCCTGACGCGAAGTAGTGCTTAACACCACCTACGAGCGTAGAGCCGGCCGGCGAGATGCCGTCAAAAGTAGCCATGCAGCCGTTGACGCACGCGAAGATTGCTGGCGACTTGTTGGGATTGGTGCCGATGTCGAAATAACCGGATGCCAGCACGGTGCCGGCGGTGCAGTTCGAAGGACCTGTTAACACACACGCGGTGTTACTGCCGTTCACGGTGTAGCCGGAATTGCACGTGCAGCTACTACCCGTATTGGTTGAGTTTGCCGGACACGCGCCACCGGCTGACATGTGGAACTGCGCCACCGCGCCATTGTCGGAATTGCGGAGCTTGAAACAGATCGTGCCTTGAACGGACATGTGATAGCCGGACTCTTGACTGACCAAATCGCAAGCAGCCTGGGCACCGGCCGCGCAGACCATCTCTGAGCCGTCCGGATTGAGCACGCAATCCTGCGTAGGCGTGATCGCATGCGCGGAAGTCGACACGAAGAACGATGTCACTGCGACCAGGCACACAGCGAAGAAGTACACGACGCTGCGGCGCATCACGGCAGCCCCTTCATGCCGAGAACGAAAACGACCCCACCCAACGCCCCGATCATGGCGATGAGCACCCAGAACAGAACGAGGATGGAGCCCGCGAACATGGCTGTTAGGCCTTCTTGACGCCGCGCTTGCCCAGATCGATGCCCTTGAAGGCCATCGCAATGCCGATGATGGCAACACCGGCAACGCCCACCCAGGTGGCGACAGCAGAGAAGTCCACAGCTGCGAAAATTTCAGTCATTTCAAACACTCCTATAAACGCCTCAGGAACCGCTGAGACACCGGATTCGGCAGAGCGCCGGAATTCAGTCTTCGTCTTCGTCGTCGTCTTCGGGTTCGTCCTCCACGAGCTCGTCGCAGTCATCGAAGTCGTCGTCGTCGTCGTCGTACTCACCGTGAACGCGTGGCATGGCTAGACCTTTCTGATGGCGGTGAGAGCAACGCCGATGACGTAGCCCAGGAACCAGACAAACACAACGGCCGCAAAGCCCCAGCCGAAGGCCTCGGCGATGCCGCCAGGCGTGATACCCAGGTCTGCCGGCGTGACGATGGCCGACAGGTCGACGTATGCCAACGAGGCCGGCGGGCAGGGAGCGCCGGCGCCCGGATCAACGGCACAGACTTGAACGAGGCTCATGCGGCGGTCCGATTCCAATAGCCATCGGGCGCAACGGCAGGGCGAAGCTCGATGGTGCGAACGATGGGTGTCACAGTGGCAACGTTGCGCGGCTCTGCGATGTCGACGGACGCAACATCGAGCAACGTCTTGCGGTGACGACGAAACGTGCGATCAGGCAGCAACGAGCGAACGTCTTCACCACGCAACCACGCGGCGTACGCGAGCCGTGGCGCGCGCGGACACGCCTCAAGCGCCAACGGATCAAGCGACGCATCGGGGCGACGCAAAATTTCGGTCTCTTTCTCGAAGAGCTGATGAAGCGTGTGCATGTTGAGGTTCCCCCAATAGCGAAGGCCCGTGGCCGAAAGAAAACGTGACTTGATCGCGACTTCGTGTCGCACGACTCCGTTGTCGTTGGCCCATTCGATCCACTCTGAATCGGGGCAATGAATGGCCATGTCCGGCCCTTTGCGGTAGGCCTTCACGCTGCGGCGCGTGTTGTGCCACATGGCTGTTTCTTCGCCGTAAACCTGCTTCTTCAGGTACGCGGCGGCGCGTGCTTGGTAGCTGCGAATGGCAAGGCGAGCCATCAACTCGCTACCGGCGGTGAAGTTGCGAGTGAGGTCAAGCCGCGAGAACGCAGCGCCGGTCCACCTCAGGTGCTCTCCACCGCCCATTCCGTCAACCTCTTGGCCATCAACGGCAGCAAGACCAATGCGAGCGCGACGCTCAGCACGAGTAGCGTCCAGAGGCACACCGACAGTGAAAGCGGGAAGACCGAGACGAACAAGTTGTTCATTGATGACCAC